CGTTACCGGATTGCCGTTGAGCGCGCGTCGGGCAGTTATTTCGGCCTGGATGCATCGCCGGCTCGGCTGGCTGCGCAGTTGCATCAGGAGAGTGGTTGGCGCGCAAATGCGCAGTCCAAATTCGCTGGCGGCTTGGCGCAGTTCACGCCGGCCACGGCGCGCTGGTTGCCCGAGGCGTGCCCGGAGTTGGGCTCGTTCGACCCGTGGGACCCTATGCAATCGATCCGCGCGGCAGCGTGTTACGACGCACTTTTGTATCGCCAACAAAAACCGATGGGCGGTGGTAAGTTGCCGCCATGCGCGCGCTGGGTGTTTGCGCTGCGCGCCTATAACGGTGGTGCGGGCTGGATCAATCGCGAGCGGCGAGCCGCGCTGGCCGCTGGAGATAACCCGGACGATTGGCAGGCGGTCGAAAATCATCGGCTGCGCGCAGCCTGGGCGCACACCGAAAACATCGGCTACCCGCGCCGCATTTTGCTGCGCATCGAGCCCGCATACATTGCCGCCGGCTGGGCCGGTACGGCGGTGTGCCCGTGAGCACCTTCCGGCAATTCAAACTCGGCAAAAACCCGAGCGCTCAATTGATTGCATGGCTGGCGCAGCACGATGCCGTCGACTCGATTTGTCTGCGCCGTGTCGGCAGCCTGGGCCGCAAACACTGGCAGGCGCAGGCGTTCGGCGACTCGGCAACGATTGCCGAAATTGAGCTGCGTATCCGTACCGATCGGGTGAGCATCGGCGACGTGTTGCGCCGGCTCGGGATGTGCTCAGCATGAGCGTGCTCACCGCACTGGCCGGCACGGTGAGCAAAGCCAGAGCCATCGGCTGGGCGGTTGCCGCATGCCTGGCATTGTCGGCAGCAGCGCTGGCCTGGGGCGTACACCTGGGCCGCAGTTGGCAGCGTGGCCAGCAGGCGCAGCTGGATGTGTCCGCGCTCGGGCGGCAGATGAGCGAGTTCACC